AGCGTTGCTCATATCAGATTGCTCCTTGTTCTTCGAGTTGCTCCAACATGCCCCAAGGCTCGCCCAGCTTGTTGACCACGAGGTGATCGAAGTGAGCAGCCATCAAGGCGATGTCGGAGATGTGATAGGGCTGGTCATCGACGCCTGGAATGAACCAGTCGCGGACGATGCGAACCGTGTGGACCTTTGGGGCGTCCCAGCGGAAGGCGTTTGGATTCTCTTGGCGAACATCCAGGGCCTTGAGAGACTTCAGCTCATTTGGCAGGCGGCAGTCAGTAACCACCACCATGTCCTTCGAGGGATCAGCGAGACCCTTCTCGACTTCGATGAGACCCTGATCGAGCCACACGTTGGGTTCCTTACAGAACTCTCGGCGGTACTCGGTGCCGTATTGCTGAAGGTGCCAGCGAGGTGATCGCGGAGCCAAGCCATCAAGCGAAGTCTGACGCTGCAGCCAGTCCTTATAGCCGCTGATAGGCAACTCATAGATGGCGAGGTCAGACGATGGCTGGTCCTTCTCGGACTGGTGCATGTGCTTCTCCAAGATCCGAGCCTCGATCTCATTGAACGAGAGGACCTCAGCACATTGCTTCTTCAAGATGTCCGCAAAGGCCACCCGATGGACCCGATAGCCCTTCGATTCGAGCAGAGCGATCAGGGTGTCCTTGCCGGACTTCCCACGGATGGAGTTGAGGACGAGGATCTGCTTGCTCATCCACGCACCCACTTAATGAAGGTGCGGAAGGCCGCAACGATGGTCGCCCAGAAGCCAAGCTGTTGAGCCTGGAATTGGTCGATCACTGGGGCTGGACCGAAGCGCTGCAAATTGTCTGCTTTAGCTGCTCGGGATTGGGCGGTGCGATGAATGAAGGAACGGTCTCTCATATTGGTTCTCCTGTTCACGGTTTGAATGTGTGTCGCAACAGTGAGGGTTTTTAATTCACCTTTCCGAGCAGCCACAGGACGGTGCAATAGATGCCTACAACGGCCCACGCTATTCCGGCTATCGAATCAATGTGTTCCATAGATTTCTCCTATTGTGATAGGCACAAAAAAGCCCCACCGACCGAAGTCGATGAGGCTCATTGAGTTACTCCTTGATAAACGGTGAGGAAATCCCACGGAACGAGTCGAACGAAGGGTGACGCAGAGACCCATCAGGGTAGCGCTCCATGAAGGTCACCTTGGCGGTGTGGCCCTTGTATGGGTTCACGGTGTCGGCAAAGGATGGGTCCATGAATGGCTTGAAGTCTTCCTTGTTTGGATACAGTGGAATGCCTCTGGATACGAAATGGTCCTCAGCGGCCTTAAAGACTGCATCAGTGAACTCATCCATCAGCTTGCGGGAGATCTTGCAGGCGTTGACCACATGTCCGGACTCAAGGAGGACCTCAAAGCCAATCACCTTGCCCTCGTTGGCCTTGCCTGGAGTTCCCCAAACCAACCCCTGAATGATCCCATCCTCATTGTCATCCGGGACCATCTTCCACCAGCCAGTCACCTTCGAGCGTCGATAGTTGCCCATCGGACTCTTGATAACCAACCCTTCCTCACCACGCTCACGGACCGCGTTGTAAACCTCAGTGAGGCTCAAAGGGGTCTCAGTGGGGATCTCGTTGCCTTCCTCGTCTTGGACGATCAGAGGCTCACAAGGGTCCATAGAGAACACATCGAAGGACTCAGCAACACGCCAGTCGATCTCCGGGAAAAACTCCTTGAGCTTGGTCACTTGGTACTCAACGTGCATCTTACGGACGCTCGTGAAGACCTCGTATTCCTTACCCGAGAGGACCACATCCAGAGGTAGGATGTCGAAGACGTAGACCCGGATCTTGTCGGTGGCTACTGGGTCACCTTTGCGAGCCAGATTGCCGCTGGTGTTCTTGCAAGGGAGTTCCTCACCATCGTCACTCAGCAGGATCAGCTCAGCGTCCAACATGAATCCTTCCTCACGGAACATCGCTTCGCCCAAGTTAGGGTTGAAGAACTTCGCCCAGCGTGGATCGCAGTCCAGTGGAGAACTACCTTCAAGCATCGCAGGGAAGCCTTTGCCTTCACGGCTCAGCCAGTCCACTGAGTTACCTTCGCCAGCCTCAGGGCCAACGATCAGGTTCAAGCGGACACCATCCTTCTTCACATCGACGATCAGGTAGGACTCATCGAGAACCTCTTGGACAGCCTTAGCGTTGAAGTCAGTTGGGCGGAATGGTTTGGTGTTGAGGACTACAGGGCGAATATTGGACACAGGGTTTCCTTATTGAGCTTGGGATTCAGTGGTGGATTTGGCCTGACGCTTGGTACGGGTCTTCTTAACGGGCTCCAAAGGAACCTCAACGTCATCTTGCAGGACCAGCACAGCGTTCACTTCGGTGACCTCAGGTTCCTTCGAGAGGACCTTCATGAGGGTCTTAAAGTGGGCCTCAACGGCACGGACAGTGACAGACTCAGCGCCTACACGCAGGGCTTCTATGCGAGTCTCAAGGTCACCCGAGAGGAAGCGGTTGTCCATGAGTTCCTCAGCGTTGTACCCGGTGCGGTGCTGGGTCACTTGGTCACCGATGGTGGTGCTGGTTTCGATGAGGATCAGGTCGTCAACTTTGGACGAGGTAGCAGATACAGTGACTTGCATTTAGATCTCCTATTGGACATGAGCCCATCGCAGGCCGCGACGAACTTCTGAGAGGACGCCTTGAGAAACACCAAACATCTCTTGGAGTTCGCTCAGCTTTAATTTGGATTGCCGGATGTACCGAACCTTGTCGTCATCCAGCTTCGCACCTTTGTGCATAGTTCCCTTTGAGTTCCGACCTTTAGCCATCATATCCAGGCGGTTGTCCTCATGGGTTCCGACTGATAGATGCTCAGGGTTTATGCATGGCCTATTATCACATGAGTGCATGACAACCATACCGTCTGGTATTGGCCCATTGGCCTCTATGTAGGAGGCCCGGTGTGCGTATTGTGTTCTACCATTGTGGTGGATATAGCCATAACCGTTAGGGTCGAGCTTGCCGGTGAACTCTAAGCAGTCTCCAGCCTTATTCGTCATTCTCAAGATAGTCACGTTTGCTCCCCTTGCGTTCGGTCTTGTTGCGCTTGCCTGCACGAGCTTTGACCTCCTGCATCTCAGTGAATGGACGGCGAGTGGAAGTCTTTGTGGTTTTCTCGAAGTTGCATGCGAACATGATTGTTTCCTTATAGAAGTTTGACTGATTCACGCGAATGCGAATTCAGATTGAAGGATGTCACGGATGTTGAGAGTTCCCATTGCTGGTATCTCAGGCATCTTATCGAGTTGGGTTTCGTGAAGTTGCTCTAAGAACTGCTCACGGAAGTCGGACAGAACATTGTTGTTCTCGTAGGTCTCGACCATCGTCTCTCGAACAGCTTTAAACAACTTCCCAGCGTGTGCCGGAATGGTCCCGAAGGAATCATGAATTAACGCAAAGAAGTTGATCCCGTAGTTCTCGTGGGCATGTACCACAGTCTTGCGGAGGTGGCTGCCATCCTGTGAGTGAACAAAGTTCGGAGAGATGCCCGACTCTTGCTTCCTCGCGTTGATCTTGTTGGTGCCGTCATCGCGAAGGTTCACCGTGGCTTGTAGACGGATGTCCCCGAGGAACATGAGGTCTACGCGGCGAGTCGCGGGAATGGTGTACTCCTGCCAAACTGGGAAGCCATCAGGTGTGGTCCAGTAGACAGGCATCGCAGGCTTCAAGACATCTTTGGTCTTCTTGCACTTGACCTCAGCGGCCAGCAGCTTAGCGGCACGTTGGAGCCAGTTCATTGCTTCCACAGCGGCGACCACAACCACGCTCACAGAGTCCCAGATCAGACCAGCCATAAAGCGGCTCGCTTCACCCGGTGACGTGAACATGTGGCCTTCATCGTTGTCGATTGCTTTCTTAACGATGTCCTCACGGACCTGATCAGCAAACCCGTAGGCTTTCGATCCATAAGCGAGGGTCATAACGGATCGCTTGGTAACCTTTCGGGACATCCCGTAGGTCAGCCACGCAATACTGAGGGTTTTTGTTCCCAGCTTGCGGATCTCCTTGATCTCACCGGTGTTCTCATCGGTGACCACTTCGGTCCAATCATCGGTTCCGGTCGTGCTCAGGAGGATGAGGGCGGCTTCCACTTCGTCAGAGACCAGCTTGTAAATGTCTTGGACGGTTTCAGAAGGAACAAGGTTAACAGCGCGTCCCCCACGCTCATCCCGCAGCATCGCAGAGAAGTGCTGGATACCAGAGCAAGATCCGTCAAAGGCGATTGGCAGCGCGGACACATGATTGGGTCCATCTTGAACGACCCCAGCCCATTCAAAGCAGAATGCGAGGAAACAGAATGGAGAGTCCATCTGCATCCAACTGGTGTTATTAAGTGGGTCTTCAGCACATCCGAGGATGAGTTCTTCATTGTCCAATACCCATTGCTTGCGTTCTGGAAAGGGGACCTTATCGACCCCCGCAGTGTTGGCCCCGTGGATCATGAGCCATTGAATTCCTTCCTCGCCTACAGGTTCCCCTTGAGCTGCCTGCAAGATCCCCTTCGTCATGTCGTTGGACTGAGGGTTGAACGCAGGGATCGCATAGACCCGGCCACGCCAATCAAGGTTGTACGGGAAGTAGATCGCTTCGTAGTCTGCGAACTTGTTGGCTTGCTCCAGGGCGAACTCGTAGGCCAACCGTCGAGAGACCCTTGCGGAGTCCTTGCGGTAAACCCCAGCGGCCTCCTTCTTCCACGCCTTGAGGGCTTCCTCGTTGGTGTCGATGTCGTGAGGCTTGATGGGCAGCTCTTGGCGTTCCGTTGTGGGAAACTCCTTGATCTGTACGTTCTTCCACTGGATCACCGCGTTGGCGACTTCGAGGACCTTTGAGTTCACCTTCCAGGCCGTCTGTTGGGCGATGTTGACCGCCTTAATGACCTGAGGCATGTGCACATCACGGTAACGCTTGACGGCCTTCTTGGTCCCTAAGCGGATCAGGGTGACCGGCTTACGCCCTTTGGCCCAGTAGCCACCACCTTGCAGGCCCTTCCAAGGTTTCGGAGGGACGACACATGGTTGAAACTGAGGGGAGATCCCAGCGAGCGAATAGGCCCGCTCATTGATCTTGTCGGCCCACGCTGGGTTCATGTGGACATACTCACCATCTGCCTTCTTGTCACCGGCAAACTGGCGCTTGACCTCGATCAGTTGGGTCGATTCGATCAGCAGCTCTAACATTCGGATGCCCATGTGAAACCGGACATCTGCATCAGCTACGTTCCACTCGACCCATTCCTGTTGGAGTTCGCCCTTGTCGAGCATGGACTGCTCAACCTTCTCCATGTACGCCTTCTTGTAGGTCATACCGTTACGCTGGGCCAGGGCCTTAGCGATGTGCTTCTCGAAGTGTTGCTTTTCAAGAGAGCGGATACGACCAAAGCGGGCCTCATCTTCGAGGGCACCTCCAACGCTGATTGCCATCTCAGTGACGGTCGGAGCGGACTCCCTTGAGCCACCAGTGCGGCGCAGGGCGAGCATGTTCACGACCCACTTGATGGTGATCGCGGCCATCGTGTCTGGGTTCATCTGTTGAAACGCGCCGATGGCTACATGCTTTCGACGGACCTTCGTGGTCTGGTGCTCGATCCACTCTGAGATCGCCTTTGAGAGCAGCGGGACCAGAGCGGTTATCAACGGGGTTGCGACCCGGTTCTGTGCGAACTCACCACGTTCCATCTGGCGCTCAAGGGCCTTGTGGAACCGTTCTTCACCCAACGTGTAAGCCTCATGTTCCAACCGCAGTTGCTCAGCGGCCAGCTCAAGGGTGTACAGGTTGGAGAGGGTGTTGAACGCGGAGGATGAATCGAGAGAGATGTCGCTGAAGTCGTGACGCAGGGTTGCCTGAATCATTCTTTAAGATTCTCTTAGAGATTAAGATCTAATAGTTTTGTTCTATTAGGTTTATCTCTGAGAGGTCTTAAAGATGGTCTTTAAGAATCTATAAGGAACAGCCCCTCAGAGTGTGTCGCAACAGTGAGGGGTTTTAACTTGCTGACTTACTGTGTTGCTTCGATCCTGCCGTGAACGTCTGACATCTTGTAGACAAACGTCTTAACTTCGAGGCGATCTCGCCATTCCTGATACGCCTTCTTGTGTGCCTGTTCGATCACTTGAAGGTCGATCACTTCGGCCATCGTTAAGGTGTCCGGGTGCGGCTCAGGTTCTTCAAAGACCATCGTCAGAGGCGTGAAGGACGACTTGAAGATCCACCAACCGGATGTGCTGGTCTCGCCAGCCCTTGGGACCATCTGGCCCGGTCTCTGTAGACGCCTTGCCAGTTCATGCTTCTGAAGCTTGTAGATGGCGCTGAGACCCTCTGTAGGCGGCTCAAGGTCATCCGGTTGGCGTGACGTCTGGGTCACCGTCAAGAGATCCTCAGTGACCTCATAGGCCAGCTTAAGGACATGCTTGCCGCAAGGCCCAAGGCCCAGCTCAAAGATCACCTCACGGGCCTTGATGAGGCCATACGACCCCGGATCAGGCCACGAAGCACGGAACTTGAGGGCCTTGATAGGCGGTGTGTGGATGGTTATCTTCGATCCTCCCCAAGCCATGTCAAAACCCTCCACGGTAGCAGCGAGTGAAGTCGCCTTGGTCGCTGTAGCGGAGACGCTGGTGCTGCATCTTGGCGATCAGGCTGTGCATCCCGCCAAACTCTTCCTTCTTGAAGTGGTTGCGAACAGCTCTGAGGACCTTTGCGTCTTCGATCTGTTTGTCCAAGAGGCCACGCTTAGCGGGCTGATAGTTGGTGTGCTGACTCATGCTGCGATCCCCTTTGAGGACCCATAAAGATAAGCCTCAGCGGTCAGCCGGTACGGCTTCTTGACCACCTTCCCGTCACCATCAGCCACCACTAAGAAACCCTTGCGTCCCAGCCAGTTGCGTGCATATCGACCCAGCACGGTGAACCCGTTCGGAGCCTTGAACACATGGGTAACCCCAATGGATGCGAGGTGCTCGCGGACCGCCTTATCGGCTGACTCAACGAGATCTTGAGCGACCTTTTGTCGTGCAAGGGTGTACGGATGGTTTGTCAAGCGGTAAAGTTCACCCATCAGCACTGAGAACTCACGTTCAAGGTCGTCACCCCAGACGAACAGTGCCTGTAGGATTAGGTGGCCTACGTCTTGCCCGTTCCCAGCGTGGAACTTGTAGGTGAAACGGTTGTCAGAGCCATCGACGGACTGAATGCACACACGAAGCCAGCGTTGCCCACGCTTGTTCTCGACGTAGTGCTGAAGGCCATCCTTGAGGGCCCCTTGCATTGCCTTCAGAATCTTGACAGCGACAGCGGATGTTACGAAGTTGGTGCGGTTGTAACGTTGCGGAATCATAGAGAAGGATCTTCCATTTCATATAGACCAACCTGAAGAGGCTGGCGTAGGAGAGCGGATGAACTAACGGTGCCAGTTAGCTGGCGATGAGTTGTTCCCAATGGACCCTCAAAGGGAAGGCCCATCAGTGAATCGCTCAAGGTGCGAAGCAGAGAGCTATTAGGATCAGGATACAGCCTATCAGGAGCCCTCCAAGAGCCCCGGTGATAATGGCGTCCTTCATCTGACATCACTCCTTCCAAGGGCCAGACAGCTCGTTGAAGTGCTTGAGCGTCAGGAGGTGCGTCTCTGGGTTGTAATACTTTCGGCCAGTGGTGACGATTCGAGCCCGCTTCATTTCTGAGCGCTTCTTTGCGTTCTTGAGGATCAACTGAGCTTGCTCATAGGTGTCGCATTCAACGCAGTAGATGTTCTGCTTGCCCGTTGCTGGGCCCCAGCCTGACATGAAGGTGTCCGTCATTACGACCCGGATGCCCTGGGCCATTGGTCGAGCTTCATTGTGTAAGGTAGGCATGGTGATGTCCTTGGTTGTGATGGAACCGAGTTGTTCCCCTATGGGACACCGTTAAGATGCCCATAAGTGGATGCCCTCAAAGTAGGTCAAACCAGTACCTTGCGTCAGCGATGCTCTCACGCTTGACCCTGAGGTATTCCAAGCGATCCCGTGCAGGTTGCTGCCAGCTATCACGAGAACACTCACGGGCCAGCTTGATAGACAATTTGATGTGTCTGGTGATTCGTTCGTTAGACATGGTGTCATTCCTTATCAGCGTTGAGGGCTTCTAACAGGTCCGCTTTAGTGCGGTGCCAGTGGGCCTGTAAGACCCGTTGATGTGTCAGGGTACTATCCACCTCATCCCTTAGCGTCTGCCACATGGGATGGCTTGCAGGGCCCTCAAAGCGGCTGAAGGTAGACTTAGCAGCCTCATGGGCATTCACTGCCAGCTTGATGCGCTGAGAGAGGTCCTCTAAGGCGGCCTGTAGGGCTTGTGTGCGTTGGCTCATGGTTAGTACCCTGCCCAGTTGCGGAGTTCTTGGTAGTTCTCGAAGTAGCGGATGCCCATGGTGCTCGTGGAGTCTTTGACGACCACGCGGTAATACTCAATGCGGGTGCCGGTATTCAGCTTGTGGCTCGCTGAGTACCAGTCGTGTTGCTTTGCCCATGAGACCAGCCGTGCGGTGATGTCCGGTTGTGGTTTGCTCATTGCTTGGTGCTCCTGTTAGAAGAGATACAGTCGCAAGCTCTCACAATCCCCGTGCATACAGCTCGAATACACGAGAGCTTACTGCTCTATCTTTTCATTTCACTGCTCTCCATGAGGACCTCAGAGACCTTTCACAAGGGAGGTTTCGTACATGGAGAGTGTTGCTATCCGAGTTGTTAAAGAGCGTAAGGGTGCCGTGCTAAGTCCGTGAGACCGCCTATAGGTTGCCCTTGAGGTTCAACATGCTGGAGACTTTGACCTCTCCCAGACCACCTACCCATGACATCTGTTCGGTGACCGTGTTGCTTGTTGATGGAGCGTATGTTGCCGTGTTCCTGTGCATCTGTCAAGCGGTATTGCGTGCCCTTGTTGCATCCAGTTGGCTTTGGATACCCTTATCGACTCTTGGCACCCTTGGGATCGCAAGTCAGGCCCTACTAACCTTCTGGCAACTCCGGGAGACCCTTAGGGCTGTTCCGTTGTTGATGTGGCCCATCTTATAGGCTTCTCATAGTCTGTCAACCGCTAATTAACAATTGATTACTACTCATGAGACATAGCCTATAGAGCAGCCTGTAACACCTTATAGAACGCTCCAGGGTCTACCAGGGCCTTAGGGTCATCATTAGGAGCGCTCCTAATAGGCATCATTAGGAGGCCCTCAGAGGTGTCCTATAGAGCAGCATTACCAGGGCATCACATGTCACCTTATAGAGAACCTCAGTGGTCACCTTATAGAGTCCCTTAGGGATATGTAATACCATAACATTATGAATACAGATAGGGACACATAGGCACAATGAGATCCACTCACGTTCCCTCCTACCACCATGAGAACTCTTCACGATGATCAAAACGATACCCTATTGACAGCCCATGAGATCAGGCCCATAATGATCCCCCATGAGATTCCTTCATGATCCCTGGATGAATCTCTCAGTGCCCTTATGGGGATGAGGTGCCTTAGAGAGGATCTGAGAGGGGTACACGGGGGTATCCTCGGGGGTTTGTCTATGAGAGGTGGTCTCTCAGATTTTTCTATCAGATTCTCATTAGGTCCTCTTTAAGGGAACCATTGAGGTGATCAGCTCCTAAGGATCTCATTAGGACACCTCTTAGAGAGGTATCATTAGGGAGACCATTAGGGTTGATCTTACTGCTCATAGAGGTAGTGTGTCAACACTGCCGAATATGAGCCGCTCCGGCTGGTCACTCAGCACATCCACCAGAAGCCAAACAGACGAAGGTCGAGACCCATTCCATTACCATCGTTCCTTGAGCTACGCCAGAGGCTACGATCAGGAGCCCAATGAGCTTGTAGGTAGTCCGTGAGAGAGCCAGCCGCTTCAGTACGAGCAGCACGGTGGCCTTCTCTACGTTCATGGTCTGATTCACTCCTATGATGATAATTCACAATTGACCTTCCTTGGTCGATGGTCCTTTAGCTTGGGGCATTAGGCAGACCTCATGCTGAGGAATCCTAATGTGTAGAGAACGTGTCTGAGATCTTTAAGTATCTCAGAGGGGTCTCTCCCAATAGTGAGGGGTTTTAATCTTCGTCGAACGTGTCGCTAACGTGCAGACTTCTCACCAGCCCATGTAGTTGGTCATGGTGCCATCGTCTTCGTACATGATGTCAATCGTGTCACTGATAGCGATCTTACGGGCATCCTCATAGCCGCTCATGGCGTTCTCAAGGTGGCTCTCAAGGAACTCAGCAAGCATCTCCTGCTCACCTACCTTCGAGTCCTTCTCCATGGCGTCTGTGAAGAACTGTACGCCGATTGCAAGGGCATCCAGTCGGTCATCATGGGCCAGTGAGCCTCGCTCGCGGGTGATCCGTGTGAGCTGGTACAGGAGGCTATAGGCGGTGTCGAGGGTGCCATCGTTGTTGAAGGCAGTGCGATAGTCCTTGTCGATCAGAGACTCTTGGATCACCAGCTTGTGGCTTCCCAGTACAGGCTCCAGAACGTCGCAGATACGCATCTCCTTCTGACCCTTGGACTTCACCTCAGTGACAGCACAGGGGAACGTAGCGGCGATCACAGGGGCGATCAGCTTGACGTACATACCGTCACCGAAGTTGCCTTCGATCACGACCTCATTGACCCGATAGATCTTAGCGATGTTCGCAAGGGCCTGGAGAGTTGTGTCCTCGTAGCCACCACGGAAACCGCCAGCGTCCATCAGGAAGATGTAGCCGTTCAGCGAGTACAGGACGGCATAGCCGGTCTCATCCTTGCCACGACCACTTGGGTCGATCACGAGGATCTTCTGGGCGTACATCGCCATGCCCTGGCCGACCTGTTCGTACTTGTGGAAGCGGTCACCTTTAAGACCCACCAGAGGAACGCCCTTGCACTCGTTGGCCGTGTTTGGCAGCCAGGTCAGCATGGTTGGTCCTTTGTCGAGGGCAAACGTCCCCACGATGAAGTCACGCAGCTTGAGAGGGTACTTCTCCATATCCGAGAGGTTCGGGTTGAGCATGAACTGCAAGGCGAAGCCACCCTTCCCGTAGGAGAGTTCCCGCTCACGCAAGTCCTTGTCATCGAATCGAATAGGGTCTGTAGGTTCCCAGAAGATCCGTGGGTCATCCTTGAGTTCCTTAGCGAGCATAGGAGCCAGCCGTGGACCGTAGGAGTCCCAGTCAGCTTGATCCCTTGGGTATCTCGCGGGCCAGATCGTTGTGACGTAGCCGCGGTTCTCCAGCTCACGATAGAGGGTCATCTCGGTCTGAGGGGTTCCCAGGTAGATGATCGTACCGCCTGGCTTCAGGATCGCATCGAACTCCTTAACGAGTTCTCCGAGGTAGTCTCGGGCTGCCTGTGTGCCGCTGTTGTTTGGAACCTCAACGTCATCCGCGATCAGGATGTCAGCACGGCTACCAGTCAGTTGCCCGGTGATGCCTACGGACTTCACAGAGGGGGAGTGGTCGGGTTTCGCTAAGCCAACGTCGAAGGCCAGTGCAGAGTCACGTTGCCCATTGCGGGGCTTCAACTCATGCAGGAACGGCAACAGGTCGATGATGCGCTTGATGAAGATACTGTTCGCATCCGCGCGCTCTTTAGAGGCAGACACGATGAGGAACTTGAGGTCTGGATTGTTCCAGAGCTTCCACACCACGAAGGCGCAGGTGATGAAGGACTTGCCGATGCCTCGAAAGGCTTGAAGGATAAAGCGCCGCTCTGACTCTCCAGAGATGGACTTCGCCATATCAATCTGACACTTGGTTGGTTTGGGTAGGTTAAGGGCTCTCCACAAGACAAAAAGAAAGGCCACGAATGACCTTTTGATTAGTGCGATGTCGTAGGCCCCATCACGGGGTTTGCTCATTGAGTTCCTCC